GTAGTTCGCCGTCACCCCGCCGCTCGTCACACCGTTCCACTGGTATGACGTGGTCGTTACCACACGGCTGATCCCGCGGAACGGGTTCAGGCTCAGGTTCGACGTCGGGATCAGCGTCGGGTCGAGATCGATCGGGACAGCCGCCTGGCCGGTGCCGACCGCGCCGACCGCCAGAGCACGCTGCTCATCCACCGTCATCGGCTGCGACGTGAGGTGCTTGAAGAACGCCCTCTTGTACGCCGGCGACCCGCAGTTGAGGATCCGCTGCGCGATCTCCTTGTCCTGCGAGTCGTCACGCAGGAGCTTCTCGATGTGCCCGTTCACCCGCGCCTTCTCGGCCTGTGGGTGCGGGTAGTCGAACGTCTCGAGCGCCCGCTTCGCGCCCTCGCCGATCAGCCGCAGCATGTGCGTCTGATCCCTCGCGAGCGTGTGATACCGGGTCGTGTCGAACACGTCCTCCGGCGTCTGATCGCGACCCGACCGTCGGGTCACGTATACGCCGGTGCCCGCCGACGCCGGCACCGCCGCCTCCCGGTGCTCGTCCTTGCCGCTGATCGCGAGCAGCTTCTCAGCCATCCGGGTGTCCGACTCGATCCGCTTCTCGAGATCCTCCCACTCGGCCTCGAGGCCGTCCCACCGTGCCTGGTCCTTCGCCGACAGCACGTTGCCGCGGTTCTCGAAGTAGATCTCCTCGAGCTCCCGCTTGATGTCGCTCTGGCGGGAGCGCATCGTCTCGATGTTGCTCTCCATCGTTGCCATCCTTTGATCGTCGTCGTTGGTTGCACGACGCTCGTCGTCCGATGGAGTGTCACGGCTCGCATCAGGCGAGTGTGGCGGCTCCTCCTCCGCGATTGTCGGTCCTGCATCCTCCACCGGCCCGAGGTTCGCGCGGACGTCCGTCCCAGGTGCGAACCTGCCTCCCGGCAGAAAGTCATCGGTCAGCGAACGCACACCAGCGGTGGCGCCCTCGTACGCCGGGAACGTCACCGGCCCAAACTCCATCAGCCGAAGCTCCTGGATCGTCCGCTCAGGCAACCCTTGCGGGTTGTGGTCGCTGCGCTCCGGATTCCGGTTGACGTCCTCCTTCACCACGCTGAACCGGAAGCTCGCGCCATAGGCGCCGGCACGCAACCCAGGCTCAAGATCACGGTTGTACGACGTGTCCAGCAGCGGCACCTCATATCGGGCGCCAACCCTGTCCTCCTCGAGCACCGTCGGGATGCCCAGCACCTTGTCGCCGATCTGCGGGTCACGGCCATGCTGAAACAGCACCCTGATGTTCTGCCGGTTCTCCTGGATCGTCTTCTTGAACGCGCCAGGCGCGATCCGCTCGAGAAAGTGACCCTCATACGATGAGCGGATCTCCGTGAACGTGTCGAACACCGCGAAATGCCCGACCAACGTCGGTGTTGGGTCCGCAAGGTCGCTGGCGTCCCGCACCTGAATGTCAGCGGGGAACACGGCGCGCACCAGATTGTCGGCCGGCAACGGAACAGAGCGTCCAGCCTCGCCCTCGCCGTCGTCGCCGCCCTCGTCAAGGTCGTCCAGATGCTCCTGCAAGTGACTTCTCACCTCCGCTTCGTCCGTCGCCGACAGCGGCGGCTTCGTTTGCATCATCCGACTCAACGCGTTCCGCACACCGCTCGCGTTCGCAGCACCCACCGTGCCATCCTCGCCCACCTCATGATGTGCAAGCTTGTACGCCGCCTTCGTCTCAGGATCACCGTCAGGGTCAACCCACGCGAACATCTGCCGCAACACCTGCTCGCCCGCGTCGTTCGGGATTCGCGCCACGTTCGCGGGCCCGTCCCACGGACGGTCAACCACATCGGATTCCTGATACGGGATCGCCGGCATCAACACAGATTATGCGGAGACGGTCGGATTGCTCGCAGCCGCAGAGCCGTTCGCAGACCCGTTCTTTGACGTTCCCGGCGGCAACAGTTGCACGCTCGTCATTCCCGTGTGCGCCGACGCCAGCCTGCTGAAATCATCCGACACGACCGCGTCGATGATCGCAGCAGGCTCATAGCCGGCGTCAATCAAGCTCTTGATCGCCGAAGCTTGCATCTGCTGCACCTCCGCAGTGTCACGCGCATCATCCTTCAACAGTTGGATGTCGCGGTCGTCATACCAGAGCTCCGCGCCAGCAGGAACCTGAATGATGCTTGCCAACGACCCTGACACGTTCCGCCACATCGGACGCAACAGTCCGTCGGCGAAGTTCCGTTTCGCCGACTGGTAGTTGCCGGCGTTCAAGCTCGAGCCCTGCAACCCCTCGCTGATCCCAAGCAGCGTCGGCGGCACCCGGGCCGCGGTTGCGATCCGCACCTCACCCGCACCCTGCACCTTCGAGAAGTCAGCTTGCAAATCGCTGCCAACCGGCGTGATGTCGGCGCCCATCCCCAGGAACATCGTTCGGTACGCCTTAGCGGTCCCCTCATGCCCCTCCCGGATCACCTTCACCCATTCCTGGAACTGCTCCATCGTCGGAGCCGCTTCCTTCGGCAGCTTCACGACAAGGTTGACGGTGGCGCCGTTCTCGAAGAACCGCTGCCGGTGAGCGCCCATGCTGTTGTCCGCCTGGATCTCACGGATCAACGGCGTCATCCACGACATCCCCCGGTATGCCGCCTGCGGATCCGGGATCGGCGCGAAATGCGCCACCATCGACCTGGAAAACACCATCTCCGGCTCGCCGCTCCTGAGCCCGCCAGGCTTGTAGATGTACCCAAACACCTCCGTATCCGGATCACCCGGAATCCAATTCGTCCTGTCGCTCCGAGACGCCAACAGGATCGTCACCCAATCCGGCCGCAACCGCGACAGATAGTTGCCCTGCCGAACAACGAACGCGTTGCCCGCCAGATCAACATCCTGGATCATCCTCGACAGCAGATCACCGGTCGTGCCGTTCTCCCACGGAACCTCCAACGGAGCCAACGCCGGAGTCCCAAACAGGTTGCCCGGCCGGCCGTTCCGAACCTGCCGAAACTGAAACCGCGCCTCCGAGAATGCCAGCATCCTCGCGTAACAGCACGCGAACACGATCCCGTTCGACGCGTACGCACCCGACACCAGTCCGGTGAAGTCCCCGCCAATCTTCTCGCGATCCCCAACCAGCGTTTGCTGCGGCGGCACCGTGTACAACACGTTGTTGAAGTTGAACGTGTCGACCCACTGCTGAAACGACAGTGCGGATCCGCGCTCGTCGCCGCCGCCGCCGATGATCCTGCGCAGCAGGCTCGTCATTCGCCCACGTCAATCAGCAACGCCGCCATGCCTAGCACGGCGACGCCGGCCACGATGACCGCTGCGGGAATCGACACCATCGCTATCCCACCGATTATGAGACCAACCCCGGATAGGCACGCCACAAGCGCCAGCCAGAATCTCATCCGAACGCCACCAACGGCCCTTGAAACGGGATCTCCTCCGGCGACGTCACATGCGCCCAATGCGCCAACGTCACCGCCACCAACGGAGAAATGTCCACGCTCGACGTGCGCCGAGACCACGCCCACGCGTCACCCAACGGCCGTTTCACCGCGCCACGCACCGCCGACGCCAACTCGTTCGACCCCAAATGCCGCAGCTTCCCCTGCTCCACCGCGTCGAACAACAAGCCGCACGCCATCGAATGCTCCTTCCCCGTCACCGGAGTGATCTCAATCCCCAACCGCTCGAGCTCCAACATCAACGACGCCGCCGGACCCGACCCATCACACACCACCATCGACGGAGCATGCTTCCCCACCAGCTCCTCAATCCGACCAACCACCCAACCAGTGCCACGCCGATAGTCGATCACCTCCACATGCGCCAACCCATCGTCGCGCACCCCCGCCGCCGCCACCGTAGCCATCGACCGGTCCGGCGCCACATCAAACGCCAACACCACCGGATCCTTCATCGCCGACACCGGATCAGTCAACGCCATCCACGTCTCAATCTGGATCACCGACCGAACACCCGAATCAGGATCAGGCCAATCCCCCACCCCCAACCGCTCCACCACAAACGTGCGGTGATCCATCGACCGAGCCTCGTTCGCAATGTGCTCCGGACTGATCCGCAACCCAAACCCCGGATTCGCCTGCCGCCACGACTCCCTGTCAGACAGCTCATCCAAGCTCACATGCCCCGGAGCCATGTGCGGCAACGACCACTCAAAATACGCCAACGACGGATCACCCACATGGCCGCGCTGCCGAACCCTCGCCAACACCACACCATCGTCGTGAATGAACTGATCAACGCTCGAGCCCGTGTACCACACCTGCGGGTTCGGGCGAGCCGACAACGTCGGCAACAACGCCCCAACTGTTGCCTCCGGAAGAAACATTGCTTCGTCCAGGATCAAACAGTCAGCAGTGAAGCCTCGGCCGCCGCCCTTCGTGCGCGTTCGAAACCGCACCCGCTGCCCGCCCTTCAACTCGATGCCCTCCTCGCCGTGCGACCTAGACACCCTTCGCACCCGACTGTCGAGCTCCGGCGTGTTCTCCACCAGAAACAGCAACCTGCGAAACGCCTCCAACGACGTGTCGAACAGATGCGACGAGAAGATGATCAGCCGCTCCTTCAGCAGGTACAGGCCCGCCAGCATCCGCGCCTCGAGCACCGCGCCCTTCCCGTTCTGGCGGGAGACGACCAATCCCACTTCGAACGCCGACCACTTCCCGTCCTCACGCTCCCCCAACGCATGCTGCAACACCATCTGCTGCCACGGATCCAACACCAGGCCGGCCATCGCCGCCAACTCGCAAGCCTCCTGACCAGACGACGCCACCGCCGGCGGCGCCGTCATCACCCTAGGAAACTGCTCGCCTGATTCTGGTTGCGCGCTTAGTCGCGAGCTCATCCAACCCGTCCTTCTCTCGCGCCGGCGGCTGCAACGCCCGAAGCCTATCCATCGTCTCCAACAGAATCCTCGCGCAGTTCGCCTTCGCCGTCGCGCTCGTCTCCGGATCATCAAGTTGCGCTGCCAACACCAACGCCGACTGCGCCAACGCCGAACTCGCCAACCGCTTATCCCGCAACAACCCAAGGTCGGTCTGCACACCAGCCACCACCGACGACGGTGGCTTCCGAGCGGTCACCACGCCCTCGACAGCTTGCGTGCCTTCCGAGACGACGTCGCCCTGTTGCACCGACGATGCTCTGGCCCAGCATGCCTCCACCACTCCCGATC